GTTCCCATCATTGCTTTAGCTGCTGCTGCACGAGCAAGCATCTCGTTCTTAAGAGGGTTTACTAAACCCTGAGCAATTACGTCAGACGCTGCCTTACTTTTGATAGCGCGGATCAGATCTTCAGCATCCCCAAGAACACGCTCCCGGAAAGTACTGCCGCCGGATAAATAGCTGATGAGATCCGAAGTGTCCATGGTCAGTCTTTTTTAGACTTCTCGTATTCCTCACGAGTTTGCCAGTCTTCTTTAGACCAGCGACTCAAGCGGTTGGACGAAGATTTTTTACCCTCGTAAGTACCGCCAGCTTCTTTATAGTACTTGGTTGCGAGCTGCATCGCTCGTGCTGAGTGTCCGCCTAATTTTTTTCGAGCTTTAGCTTTCGCTGCTGCCCACTTCTTAGGGTCACGTTTTTTAGCAATTTCTGCCATTAGTAAAGAACAAAAACTCCGCCGATAGTGCCGCTGAGAAGAGCAGTGCAAGATATGGGGAAAATTGTATCGCCTTGTAGATTTAAAGCTTGAGCTGACTGCCCAGGGGCATCAGATAGCTCTACGACAAGTGTACCCTTAGATTGATTCCCAGGGGCGTCCACGAAGATAGCGCGACAAGCTGGAAAGTTGACACGGCCCTGGGCTGGAATCCACCCAAACCCACTTGTATAAGGCAGAGAGGCAGTCTGCCCGTAAATAGATCCAAATGCCCTTACGTCCATGAGTAATCTGTTTTCCTACATTATAGGTTCACTGTTCGCTCTCCTCGATCAACCGGTCCAAATACCATTTAGCTTTTTTCAAATCCTGAACTTTGTTTTTGTGCTCTGTTCGCCACAGGTACTTGATGATATTTCCGCGACAATAGGCTTTAAAGCCCTCAAACCCTAAAGCGGCCTTGAGAGCTTCGATACATTCGACGCCGCCTTGCGTATAGTGAGCTGGGTGATTTACAAGATCATTAAGCTGGGTTAAACCAGTAGATTGTTCCATGTTCTCGTTCGACAAATCGTCGCAGTCTGTACGCGTCATCTCTAAATAAAGTCTGTTGGTAGTTGTGACCGTTCAGAACATAACACACCGACACATACTGTGCACCTCGATGCGCCACTTTACAATTTAAACATCTGTTTACAGTCTATCAAGTTACTAGACTTCTTAAGAAGCTGTTTAGTGTATTTAGTGTCATCATGTTTGATTAAACAACATTCGTGAGGTACATATCTCCCGTTTTGCTCAACCACGGGGATCCAGCGACGATGCTCGTGTCCGATAGGGACATCCTCAAAAGCTAAACCCATCGAACTACGGTCAGCTAGGGGCCAGTTACGGACTCCGACCAACTCATAACTGCGCACAGGATCCATACTCTGACTTTTAACGTACTTAAGAGCATCCTGTTGATCTAAAATCATTGCGCCATAGTAAGGATTTGATACTTGCGCGAAGAATTTGATATCAGGGTCAATCACAAGCATCTTCTTGACCTCAAACCCGATATCGTGCCAAACATTCGGAGTTTCTCGTGTCAACGAGAACGTGTGGTAATTATCGAAGGGGATTTTCAACCCCTCATGCTCCTCGTATCGGATAAAACCTGGCTCAAACCCCGCTGCACTTAACCTGTTTTTCCACCTAAACCAATATTTTAAATTTTCATACGTCAGGATCATATCGTTCTCTTGATAAACATAAAAATCGGCTGTGTAGTTCATACAAGCTAAAACAAGATCAGTTTTATGTGCCCATGTGAGCTCCCAACCGGAATACTCGGGTCCACAGACCTTGATTTCAATATCTAAACCGGAAAAGTAAGGTTCTAAAATGCTTTTTAAAGTGTCTACATCTTTTTCTGACTCATAATCTACATAAATGTTTATTTTGACGTCTAAGTCATAATCTAAATAAGCGCGGACAGTGTTAACTAGTGAATTTATGCGGTTTAAGGGTTGGTACGCCGTTATCGCGACCCACATCCGGGACCCAGAAAGCGTGGCAGTGTGCGTTTTCATCAGTATTCGATCGAGAAGTTCCCGCGACGCTGTAAAAATGTAATCAACCAAGTGTATGCGTCTAGCAAATCGTCATGAGACGTAGCGCCAACGTTGATTAACTGATCAAAAAGACCATCAAACTTACGGTATTTATTGAAAGTCACCTTTTTATTCTCTAACAACCCCAAAGTGCCCCTAAATCTAGCAATTTTGTCCCCTCGGAAACCCTTGACCTCGTGAATGTGAAGGTTACTTAAACCTCGTTCGTTCAGAAGGACACGTCTAAGGTCCGCTGCAAGCGACGCTTGGTACGCAACGGACTCAACTACAAGTGTCACCGTAGAATACGTCGGGAAAAACTGCCCATCTTGTTGCGTCAGAATGCCCCATTCCAGCAGCATGTCGCACAGAAGGTCGATTTTCTCTAGATTTCCAATAGACCTACACTGATGCGCATCAATTATGTAGTACTTATCTTTAAGACGTCCCCCTAAAACAAAAGCTGTGTAATCGCTGGTTTCATTTTTACTGGCAGATAAATCAATCCCCACGGCTAAGCTATCAAATTCGGTAACAACCTCCCCTTTAATAAGCAGATCTGGGGAAACGACAAGATCTGATGTAGCTACAGGCTGTTGCTGATACTGGAAACAGAATGCGACGGGATCCAGCTCTTTTTGCTGAAGGAGATAGTCAACAGACCACTGGGAGGGCCAATAACTTTTAGGGTTTCCGTGATCATCGTACGTTAAAGCCTCTTGGACAACTTGCTTCCAGCCTTTTTCTGGAACGAACATAGTTTTGTGGATGTCCAAAGGGTGGAATCGAGTTCCGAGACAGATAGAACGACCTCCTTCAAAAATAATCGGAGCAATAACACTACTCCAGTTATTATTCTGCTCTTCGCGAATTGAGGGGTTACGAATGTCGGTAGACGACTTAATCGGGTCGTCGACAATGCAATTAGATACAAGTACGAGATCAGATGAATTAAAACTGATTAAAAAGTTATGATTTTTACTTACTGTTTCCAGATCATAGACGTACTCCTCTCTTTCGCGTGCAGCATAAACGGTTCGTATAATAATGGGATTATTTTGGCTTTCTGAGCCATCTGATGAAACGATGTGTGGCAAGGACGACACAGAGTTATCAAATTTTCCGGTTGATTTTCTAAAGGATTGATGTTTATGTGGTGGACAATCAAGTTTGTTCTGGTGTACTTCGTCTCTCCGGAAGAGTGTTTTACATTTGACCTCATCTCCTCTATACCGCAAAGAAAACATTTGTGTTCGTCCCGTGCTTTCACTGCTTCCCACAAAGTGGGGAGTTTGGGTCGAGCAAAAACTCCTCTCCATTTTGGATTGGTTTTGCCCGTCATAATTTGAGAATGACGTTTGTTCGCGCATTCCCGAGAACACATCTGAATTTTGTAGTTTGCTGGTTTGAACATTCGGGAACAGACCAAACATTCTTTCGGTTCCAGACGAACCCGTGCTGCGTTTGCGCAATCTGTCGAGCAATAACGTTGCGAAGCCCGACTGTTGTTCGGATAAAATTCTTTCCGGCACACAAGACAGACGTTTATACGTCGAGTGGTGCGGGCTGATGATGCGCAACTTTTCGAACAAGCAAAAAATCGATTGCTTTTTCTTGTTCGAAGTTTTGTTCGCCAATCGCTCGGAGCTCTTAAAACCTCGCCGCATCCTGGGCAAGTCGAAAGACAAAACAATTTCTCTGTTCTGCTGATCGGTTGAAAACGAAACGAGTCTGTCCCCAGGACGTAAATCTTCGGCTCGGACGATTCCTCTGTTCTCTGTATAAAAAGGGTGCTCTGGCGAACTTTGTACGTAAGCATCAGGTCCTGTGCCCAGCTCAATAAGCCCTCGGGTGCGCCTTCTAGTGACTGCTCTAATTCCAGACCACTCAATTCTCTGAGTTTCTTCGTTGTATGTGGGAACCAGAAAGTCTTCAGGGTTTCGATAGACATCTGAAATCGGCGTTAAACCTTTCTGAGTTTGAACGAGTGTAGCACCCGTCAAACACAAGTGAGCACGTTTGGAAGTGATGGAACCTCGGAGCCCAGCGGCTCTCAAAGTAAATTCTTCGTCGCCCACGCGGGGAATCCCGGCGTACTCAAAATCAACGGACCAGCCGATATCGCTCTGCATTCCAGGCTTGAGTCTGCAAGAGGGAAAAATTTTTCTAAAAGTAGGATTATCGACAATTTGCTTGATAATTCGACTCTTAGGGATAGCTGTGGCGACGTTATAAGATACGTAAATAATTTGCAGAGGTCTCTTAGCTGCTGTATGACGACCAATACACCAAGCAGTAAATAAATTCAAAACTGTCGACTTGGCGCTACCGCGAGGACTGAGTATATCTGTATTAGGACCAGCAATGTCTAGTAAGTACCTATTACTCTCGCCAGTTATAAGCTCTCTGTGCCATTCCAGCATATGGGGCGCTGGGGGTTTATCCAGTAAAGTACAAAACGTATGAAAGTCGTTAGCGGCTTTGGTATAAATAGTTTCAACAAGGTTATTGTCG